GCGAAACAGGATGAATATTAATAAAAGTAGAACCGCCACCTAAATACTCTGGACGTTGCAAACGAGCATCAGGAGAAGTAACACCAAAATGAGACTTAAGAATCTCAATATAACGAGTACCACCACGAGCATCCCGCTCATACAAACGCTGAACTTGAAACGCTTGACGCAACTGATTAATAGTTGCAGAAGTAGCAGTAGACAAATCAGCTAATAAACCAGTGGTATTAGTAAACTTGGTATCACCAGAAACAGCGCCAGTACCATTCTTATAAGTAAAAGAAGACAAAGCAGTAGAATAATACATAGTACCATCAGCAGGATCAGCAGCAGTAAGCTGCTCAAATATAGGGGAAACACCAGAAGAAATGACAGGCGCAGAAGTACCAAGAGGCAAAGAAACAGCGGTACCCTTCTGAGGCCAAGGCAAACAAGAAGTAAAATAATCATGACGCTTACCGCGTCTCAATAAAACATAATCAGTATAAGTATCAGGACCATCGTCAACATCAACAACAACAGAATTCTGTAAATTCTCATCACGAAACCATTCATTATAAATTAAATTATAAGCACGGCCATACAAAGCAGAAATAGACTGACCAGGAACTTCCGTGGGAATTCCCATATAATCATACAAAGTAGAAGCGACAACGCCAGTAACAGCAGGAGTAACGACCTGAGGAACAACAAAAGAAGTAGAATCACCAGGATTACGCTGCTCACCATTAAACTTCTGCCAATTATCCCAAATCAAACGATTGGGAACAAAAAAGAAAAAAGACTCAAGATACATATTATCCATAATAGGAAATATAGGAGTAGCAAGACGAGCAAATGCGGTCATCCGTAAATTAAAAGTATCACCCGGCAAAGCCTCATCAACAAAAACCGGAATTAAATAACCCGCATCAAACGTAGTCTTATGACCATGACTACGATTAAAACTAGAACGAGGAATATTAGCTTGAGGGGCAGCAGAAAAAGTATGTTGAGCAGAACCAGGTGAACCTTGAATACGCATAAAAAGACCTCCATGTAAACTAACGCGCTACGCTTGTTGAATGCCCACCTAAAGGTGGGCATTTCAAATTAAAAAAAACTAACCTTCATTACCATCGTAATTACCGGAACCGGTCTTAACAAATTCAAGAGCACAACCTAAGGCAACCTTAGCATCATACATGCGAAAATTAGCATTAGAATCATCAAACTCGCCAAGCTCAAACAAAGTAAAATCTTCAGGATATTTACCAATCTGAGATTTAGGATCATTAGAAATCTCAATAAAAGAACGAAGAGCTTCGCCCTTAGACTTACAATAAAACGGCTGTAAATAACATTCAGCCTTAGAATCATAAACAGTACAAACCTTCAAAAACATAAAAACATCCTTAATAAAAATCAATCGACTGGACGAACCAAAGAATCCAACTTAGCAAGTTGAACTTGCTCACGAACAGCCAAACGTTCAGGGGTACAATCAAGCTTGTGCTTCAAAGCATTAGCTTTACGCTGAGACTTAATAATAGCAAACGACTCAGGATTAGCAAGCTCATAACGAGAAGAATAAAACTTAGGCGGACGCATAGACTTACCGCGAACAATAACTTCATCGGAAGGAAAAACATCAGAAGAAAACTTCTCAAACCAATCAGAAGCAATACCAGGTCGACGCGACATAGTGGTATATTCAGGCTTCTTAGTAAGAACCTCACCAGTATCCTCATCAACACCAATAGCATAATGAAGATCAGCACGCTTACCATTAACTTTCTTCATTATGTAACGCGCAACATAAGCAGCGGACTCAAAAGTAACATCACCGATAGAAGTATAACCATAAGACTCACCAGATTTAGGATCAGACCATAAATCCGCGAGAATTTCAGAGGTATACAACCTGCAACCAGCAGAGCGCTTCCAAAAAGATTTGTCAGGGAAATCAAAACCAAAAATACATGCATGATAATGCGGACGTCCATATCGCTCTCCATATTCACCACAATGAAAATATCTTATACCATTACCAAAACGTTTACGTAAACGCTTCATAAATTTCTGAAAATAAACAACATCTAAAGATCCATCTTTAGGTAAAAACTTATCATTAAACGTAAGAGTAATAAAACAATTAGATGCATGAAGTTGAGCTTCATGCATACAACGAATAGCCCATTGACGAGAACGCTCAAGACGACAACCAACACATTGGCCACAAGGTAAAACAACCTTAGAATGACGACCAAACAAAGACTTAGAAACATCAAAAACAATAGAACGCTTACCAGAAGCGTTCACATGACGGGAACGAAATCCTTCCAAAGGATGAAAACATGGCATATAATACCACCTCATACTACAATGTAAAAAACCTACGAGGGGATCGCCCGATCCCCTTACTTAAATCAAATCTACATACGAATCCCACCACGCATAGGATGCGAGTGAACATTTCGATAATTAGTCGAAGCACCCTTACGGAAAAGCTTCTTTGAACGACGTTTAGACAACTTACTACGCTTCTTCATATACATGACCTATCTCCTTAACAAGATTTAAAAAAACTGCCCCCAGAAACCCCATTAAGGGGTTTTGGTGTCAGTGGGAACAGTTACATCTAGTGAGGAACTGTTCCCAGCTGCATCAGCTGCAGCAACACGAGGCTCTACAAGGCCTAAAGCCAAAGCCTCATCATAATTAGCCGGATCCCTTACAAAGTCAATCAATTGAGAGGGATCATTAGCAAAACGAGCCCGAACCTGAGCAGGAAGAGCCATAAAAGACTCTTCGGCCTCCATAACAACACGTAGACTCTCATCATAGTCTACAACATCAGCAAAATCGCCATAGCGAGGAGAACGATGGTTCTCATGAGAAAGAACACCGGTATTAGCAAAACGAGCCATGATGACGTTTATATCGCAATCTTCAGACATAGATTGCTTAGTCAAACTAGGCTCATCATTAACAAATTGGACGCGCTTAGTGCCATTAGAACGAACACAAGAAACAATATTCATTTATCACCCTTCTTATACCAACGAAAAGGACCAAACTTACCACCCTTAGGGTGGGCCTTAAAAAACTCAGCATCAGACTTACGAGGTTTAATACCAACTGCCTTAGCAGCATCCTTAAGAGTATTCTGCAACTTACCAGATTTATAAAAATCTTTAGCAGAATTAAGAGCAGCACCAGGAATATCATACAAATCAGAATAAAACTTCTCTTTACCCTTAGTCATATCGAGAAGCTTAGTCTCAGTAGCAACTTTCCTAGCGGAAGTATTAGACAAATTAGCCTGAGCAATAAGATTAGCATTCTGAGCATCTAAATTACGAATCTCAGAACGCATACGAATAGCATCCATAGCAGAAGAAGCAGCACCAGACAAAGTATTCTCACTACGAGACATAGAACCACCAGGAGTAGAAGCACCACCTTGGCTATAAGCCAAGATGGGATTCAAACCAGCAAGCTTCATATCTTGCATAGCACGCTGATAAGCAGTATTAGACATACGCTCTTGAAAAGCCATCTGCTCACGAGACATGTCAGCATTGGCGCGATTAGCATTACGTGCGCCAATAAAGCCAAGACCAGCGGCACCAAGACCAGCGGCAGCAGCAAAAGGAAAAGCCATAAAACCTCCTAGAAATGATCAATTAAACCAGGAACGCTATAAACAGGCATAGGACGAGCACATTTATAACTAAAAAATGAATCAAACAAAAAGTCAGGATAATCATCAGCAACAGCCTTAATACGATCCATGGGTGGATTCTCAACAATAAAAGTAGAATTAAGAGCAGGAAGAGATGAAAAATCTTGAGCAAGATGCCAAGAATCTAACGAAGTAGCAAAATTAGAACGAAATTGGCCAGAAACAATAGAAGGCTTATAACGATACTCTGCATATCTTTCTTGATAACCGAAAGTAGCAGCATCAGCAACAGGATTAGCAGTACCTTGAGAATAAATCTCTTTATTCAAAACAGCTTGTTCACCAATGTGAGACAAAGCAGGCCAATAAAAATCAAAACGAGTAGAACGAGACCACATACGGTTAATACCTTGCTGATAATTTAAATCAGCGCGAACCATAACAAGTCCAATAACAATACCATGCTCAACAAAAGACTTAGTAAAACCATGACCAGAAACAGAAGCAGTACCAAAAGCAGACAAAGTAGCAAGAGGAGTAGTGCCCGACTCCGAAGTCTGCGAAACAGGATGAATATTAATAAAAGTAGAACCGCCACCTAAATACTCTGGACGTTGCAAACGAGCATCAGGAGAAGTAACACCAAAATGAGACTTAAGAATCTCAATATAACGAGTACC